AACTGTTACATCAACTCTGCTACGCTGAATCAATTAGTGGCGGCAAACTGCTGGTGATGACTCCCATAGACCGCAGTGCGCGCATTCAATAGCTTTGCCACGCTCTGACCAAATCTAAACAAGCCCAATCTTTGATGGGTATCGTTGGCATCTTCTCCAACCTGTTCGCTCATCCAGTACGGCCATCCTATTTCTTTGGCCGCATTCTCCCCAGTTTTGCTCTCATCGTTGTCCGCGATCACATACCCGGTATCTATAGTGGAGGCCACCTTTTTCATGTTGCCCGCGCTAAAACAAACATGGATGGTGTAGCGTAGCTTCAAGCTTTTCATTGCCAGCCGCAGGGATAGGGCTGTAGCGTACCCCTCGCACAAAATGTGTGGGCCTTTGTTGTCAAAGCAGAATTCTGCATTGGAAGTGCGTTGTCCATACAGAAACTTCTTCTTTCCATCCCTGTCAATGATCTGGCACCCAACTAAATGGGAGCCAACACGCATGGGAATCACAAGAAACTGCTGGCCGTCATGCGCCCACACACAGCCTGTTTCATTCTCGAAACCCTTGGCCTTCAAGTAATCATGCTTTGCGTTAATGCATTGGTTAAGAATATGAGCCGCTTTGTTTGCCGCATCGCCCTGCATCTTGCGCCGCTCTTGCTCTGCGCGGTTGGCTAAGTCTTGGAAGTTGCGGCGTTGCCCTTCGGTGGAACCTTCGGCTTTCCAGATGGAAACCTCTGTGTCTGTGGCGTGGTTCTGAACAAAGGCGTGGTCACCCATAAACTTCACGGCCCCATTGCGTTTCTTTGGGTGGTCGGTGGTGGCGTACCTCTTCCACACGCCTAGTGGAGGGGTGTAATTGATGATGATGCCGTGGGCAGCACAAAAATTTAGAAAGTCCATGAATCTTGTGGCTTGTTGATTGAGTTGAGAGCGCTATCCAAAATATGCTTTCCCACAAAAGGGTTGACGCAATTGCGGAGAACCTGCCGCTTGTTTTTGATGTTGCTACTGGCAACAATTTCTGATCCGGCAAAGTCAGAGATCTTGTTCTTGTGTCGTATGTCAGACTTCTCAAAGTCTTTGGGCGGCACAAAGAAGTTGGCCCAGAAATAGTGGCGTTGCATCTCAAATGTTGGCCGTATTAACGGATCGTAGTAAGGCTTGACATTCTCAATCACCCACTTGCCTTTGGCGTAGTGCTGCAGGAAAACAATCTGTGAGTACAAAGTCATGTCTGGCATGACGGGGGCAAAGCCTTTGCCAATCACGCCAACATTGTGCCTGTACTGACCATGGCTTGGGCATGGGGGACTCGCCCAGATCAAATCGTAATCGGCATAGTTCTTTTCAAGAAACATCACCGCATCACCGCAAATCACAGTATCTTGGGGATAAAGTTTTTTGTAGACATCAGCAATCTGCGTATCGAATTCAACGGCTGTTACATCATGGCCGTCCCAATGAACCCTGTTGCCACCAATGCCGGCATATAAGTTTAGGATTTTCATAGTTTCCTCTTGATGCTACGAATGTAGGCGCGCTTCTTCGCCTCGACATACTTGTTGACATCCAAACCTGGCAGAACCGGTTCGTCCGAAAGATTGCGCGGCCACACCCCAAACTTTTCTTTGTAAGTGTGGGCTGCCCAGCCCGGAGACTTGCCTGTGTGCTGCACATACCATTGGAGTTGCGACCACCAAGACTGCTTGTTGTCCCGCGACATCATTGCCAGTTCTTCCATCTCGCCGGGTGTGACGGATACAGCGTTCTTTCTTTCCCTCACCAGTCCGCAATGGCTGCAAGTATCTGAATTGGCGGGCCACAAACTGCTACACCGCGGGCACTTCGATGCCTCCTTTGTGCTTTCAGTTGGTTCTTTCTTTGCCTTTTCTTTAGAGTCATCCAAGGCATCTACGCCGTTTTCATACACAGCCTCCCAGTCTTCGCGGAATCGCAGGTAATTGCCTGAGTGGTCAAGCCATAAGGCGAACGGCTTGTCCTCTGGATTCTCTGTGTTGAAGCGCATAACCCGGCCCATCTGTTGGATGTGGCTAGACAATGACTTGCTAAATGGCCGAGCCGATACCCCGATCATTACATCAGGGACATCAAAGCCTTTGGTAAGAATGTCTGTTGCGATCAGGCCGTGGATCTCTGTGTCGGGCTTGGCAAAATCTGCGATCACATCCTTCTTGAACTCATCATCATCCCGGTAGCTGATGGAGACAAAGTTGTACCCCTGCTCCGCAAACTTACGCGACAGATCGGTGCCGTGCGCTACGCCAGCACAGAAGATAATCGTCTTTCGTGGCCGGCCAAAGATTTCATGGGTCTTTTTAATCCACTCAGCAACGATATCCCCGGTGATCTGCATCCCCCGCTTGGTGGATTCAGCTTGGCTCCACTCCCCAGCCACCTTCTTTGCGCCTTCCATGTTGATTTCTTTGGCAACGAATACCTTGAGGGGGACAAGCACACCCTGATCCACCAGTTGTTTTGTAGTGATGGAGGAGACAACATTGTCGTAAATCTTGCCCAGCCCTTTGGTAAATGGAGTGGCGGTCAGGCCAATCACCCTTACATCTGGATTGTTTCTGATGAACTCGACTGTCTGTTCGCGGGTTTGATGGCACTCATCTACGATCAAGAGTTGCAAACCTGGGAAGTCGCCTCGCCGCTCTAGCGTTTGAGCCGAGCAGACTTGGATGTTTTCATATGGCCTGTACCTCCAATGGCCTGATTGAAGTACGCCGTGCGGGATGGAATACTTCTCCAGACGCTGGCTTGTTTGGTCACACAAAACAATTCGATCCAGCAGCATGGCCGCTTTGTTACCCTTGGTTTTGGTGGCGTTGAGAAGGGCGATGGCCATCTCTGTTTTACCTGCCCCGGTTGGGGCGTACAGGATTTGGCTGCGCTTGCCAGAGGCAAAGCCTTGGCGTAGGTTTTCCAGAATATCGGTCTGGTATTGCCGCAATTGCAATGTCATAGAAACTCCACTACCGGGACTAGCCCCCCGGCTTGGGCATGATTACGCTGCTTTTTTGAGTTGGCGTTGGTAAGAGGCGATCTGCTTCTTAAGTTGGGCATTCTCAGATTGAAACTGATCCCGGCTGATCTTCACCGACTTCAATTCAATGGTCAAAAGCTTGATCTCTTCGCGCAAATCAGCGATGGTTTGGGCGGCCAACTCTGGGTTGGGGGCGCCTTGCGTTGCCAATTGGTCTGACAGCTTCTCGTTTTCAGCAACCAAATACTCTATGGCTTCCTGTTTTTCGTCATGCACAGGCGGCTTTTCCTCTGCTTTTTCTGGTTCTTTGGTACTCTTTTCTGGATTTAGGGTGGCAATGTTGCCACTTTTGGGCTTTTTGAATGCGCTTTCAATGCCCAAAGAATCACGAACCTTGGACACAAATGTGTGGGATACATTGCAAATCTTGGCAATGTCCCTGTCCGATAAGCTGCCCCACTCAAAGTCATCAAAGATTTCTTTGACGATCCTGCGCTTGTCTTCAATGCTTAAGGGTAGGCCGTGTTTGGTATTGGCGCTGTAGCTGTACAGGATTGCGTCCCGAACAGTTCCATTGATGATGTTGCACACCATGCTGGCTTTTTTGTTGGTCTTGTGGGCGTGGTATCTGTGGAAACCATCGGCCAACCAATACTCTTTGCCGTCAAAGAACGCTACTGCTGGCGGGAATTCATCTCCATCCCTCATATTTTCCGCGTACTGAACCACCATGTCCTCGTGGATTTTGGTGCGCGCTTGGGTGCCTCCATCAATACGAATGACATCGACTGGTAAAGTTTTTTTGGCTACGAAAATTGTCATGTTTACTCCTTGTTGTTGGCTAAATAGCCCATGCTGAAATACCGCCACTTGGTTTGAATGTTTACTGTCTTGTACCGCTTGCCGGCCCACTCAAAATCAAGCCCCTTGATGCTTAGGAAGTCCTCAAACTTTTGACGAGCAGCATCCAAGTCTTTGGAGCGGTCAGGTTTTTTGGATTTCATTTTCTTCCTTCACTTGTTTCATATGGCGCAGGGCACTGAGCATCAGCTTGGCCTCTGACATAGCCACCAAAGCCTCAATAATGGCGGCATCCAAATCATTGTCCAGCACAGCGTCATGGGCCTTCTTTAAAGCCTTCTCGGCCATCATGCATGGGTATGCATAGTCAATCATCATTTTTCCTTCGTGGATCGTCATTACATTGATGCTCATTTGCTGCTCTCCTGTTTATGAAATAAAGATTGCATAGGGTACACCGCCATGCCTCACTGCTTGTCACCTTGGTGTGGTCAGCAGACTCGCGGGTCTGCCATGTGCGTACAAGCTCAATCATGCGACCTCTGTTGCTTTGCGCGCATCAACGCACGGCTTGCACACATATTTATGAATTCCCATCTTGATATTTAATACACACCCTTTTTGGGGCACTGATTGTTTCTGGCACCTCCAGCACAACTTTCCTTTCTGGTGCATCCAAACATGCTCTTCCCGCATGGTTTTTGCAACGCTGCCCGCCTGTGCCAGCATATTGAAACCAGTATTACCCTTGCCTTTGTGGCTATCCCATTTGCTCATATCTTCTCCTCAATGTCTTTAACCAAAATGTCGAACCACTCATGCGTGGTCTTGCCCTTACCCAGCCCCTCCATCGGGTTGATCGCGGGGCGCAGTTCCTTGATGAGTTGCAGGATTGCTTGAAACCCATCTTTAACCCCTTGGTCATAGCTTTCCATGACCAGCTTGGTCAGTTCGTCTTTTGCGTTCATGTGTTCTTCTCCTTAAGTTTGGATTCAATCAGTTGCACCAACCCCCTGTCTCCGTAATAATCCAATGAGTTGCATATTTGATTCAACTCCTCATCCGTCAGCCCTACCCATGTGCGCTGTGATGGCTCTGTGCGCTGTGGTGGGGTGGTGTAGAGAGTACGAATAGGATTACGACCGTCTGCCAAAGCGGTTTCGTACAGTGATTGGTTAAGAAACGGATACCATATCCCATCACTAGTTTGAAATTGGTGAAACAAATACTCTTGCTCAATCTCTTGCCCAAGCCTTTGCACCTCTTGCATGGCGTGTTCTGACAAGGCTTTTTTAAGGGCATTGACCAACAGGCTTGTGGTTTCCATATCAATAGGAATAGCTGCGTTGGGTTGAAGATACTTCAGCACGTCTTTAGTCATGCTTGTTCTCCTCTGGTTTTTGTGGAAAAGTTGATGTAACAAATCGCACAGCACTATCTCCGTCTTGAATCAGCACAGTTACTGTTGCCGCTTGCAAATTTTTGCCATAAACCAACCTCAAGCTTTCCCAAAGTTTTTGCACTTCATCTTTTGTCATGCTTGTCCCCTCTTATCAATGGCCTCAATCACATCCGCTTGAAACCAATTGCTGAACGGTGTTTCTCTGATGATTTGTTTAAAAGCCTCACGCTCTGCCTCTGCTATCAGTTTGGCAAAGGCTACAATTTCTTTTTTGCCAACATACATATAAGTTTGCCAAATATCTGGGTATTCATCGCTACCAAAAGCAAGGCCAGCCTTTTCCGCCATTTCAATGATTTCACCTTGTGTCATTTCAGCACCTGTTGTTCTAACACTGCCATAGCTTCTTCAATTTTTTCATACAGGTAATCGGGCATTCGGTGGTTATCTGCAAATGACCATGATTCAACCGCTGATAACAGCTTGATGATTTGCAGGGCTTGTTCTTTAGTCATGCTTGTTCTCCAACCACCCACACAGCTTTACCGCCAGTAGGCTCATATTCATCAAACTTCAAGCGGATGTATTGCTGTCCCGGCACACCAGCAGATTGAACATACCCTTGAATGCCCCAACTCTTTACCTCTGTCACCACCACCATACAAGCGCCAAACATTTCTTTGTCGGGGTTGACTTGCACAATGTCGCCAATAGCAATGTCATTCATGCTTTGCCTCCATACCATCCATCAACATACATTTCATAGAAGCCCCATGCAAGCAACCATTTCCAACTAAGTTCTTGGTTGCGGGGGTAGGTGATCTTTGCCATCATCAGGCAAGCGCCTTTTCCTGGTGGTGCTTTCATTTATCGCCCCTCAGTTCTTTCTGTTGAATGTCAAACAGTTCTTTCCACTTCTGGTACTTGAGCGCACAGGCTTCGCATGCGCACTCCCAGGTGAATTCATCGGGGTCAGCAATGCCGCCCTCTTTCTTTATGGGCGCTAGGCCAAAGCCGGATGGAAAGTCGCTCATGCTTGCTCCTTCAGCGGACACCAAGCTGGCGTGGCTTCAAACTGCGCCCCGCATCCCCAAAGGATGTTTCCGTACCCACCTTGTTTGTGTTGTGGGTGTTGGCATTCTTTCCAGCATTCGCCATGCCCGCGATGGTCACGGGCAAAAGGACAATCACGGCAGTCTGTGACTTCAATTTCAGCTTTCATTTCTTCCCCCCAAAATGTGCAATGCAAGCGCCCAGCCAAACAGCCAGCCACCACAACGCCCAGAAATGGGACTCCAAAAATTCAATGGTGGTCATCGCTTCATCCCCCGGATGTATGCCACAAAACTCTGCACTGTGTCACGACCGAACGGCCCTGTGAACTTTGTCTCCAACTTCACAGCCACCTCTTCCAAGGTGTCGTTGCGGTGCAGGTGTACAAACTCTGCGGGGTGGCTATGCACATCCATGTGTGCGACCTGCCGCTTGCGCCAGCCGCTGGTGTTTTGTCCGCTGTAATCCCACTGCCCTTGCCTCAAGGCCAGTTGCTCAAATGCTTCGTCTTCTTCATTCATTTCTCATTCCTTTCGTTCTCATCCATCCAGAACCACAGGTGCATCAGCCCAACAAACACAAGGCCGCAGACAATGAACCCAATGCCACCCAACAGAATCGTTGCAAGAATCGTTTCCATCACGCTGCAATCGCCTGGAGCTTGTTGATGCGCTCTGTGATCTCCGTCACAGTCTTCTGGTACTCAGCCATCACCCGCTTCTTTTCGGCCTCCAAAGCGGCGATTTGCTGAGTGCGCGGGTCAAAGTCATCTGGCACTTCGACCTCAATCTCCTGCTCACAAATATGAGCACGATATTCGGTGTCATCAAACTTGTGTGAGTAAATAAGATACTCGCCTTTGTCTTCCCACTCATATTTTTGATGGTGAATGTGGACTGTGATTTTGATCTTCATGCTGATCTCCTTAAATATCTGAGTTGGGCTTGGCCATTAGGAACACCACCGCAAAGGCAACCACAAAGATCGCTCCGTAGTACGCCAGCTTCTGAATCAACACACAAGAGTCTTCCTTGATTCCAAGCAGCACACGCTGTATGTGTTCGTCCTCTGGGGTAAACCTGTTGATGTAAGGCGGCGTGTAGTGGCCGCCAATCTTTAAACCAGTCTTCGTTGTGTACCGGGGAAAGTCATTCATGCTCATCTCCTATGTGCAATTATGTGCAAAGAATTATACATCTATTTCTTGGGATTCGTGCGCCTGTTTTGCCAAATCTTCTATTTCATCGATTAGGTCAAACCCTAATAGAGGGAAGATGTCGGCATCATTTAGCTTGGCAACTGTCAACGTTGCCACCGAGGGGTAGTCAGGTTCCATCTTCAGGCCGTTCTCAGTAGAGCCAGTCTCTGCCGGCTCATACTCCAACGTGCATTCAAGGACTATGCCGCTCTCATGGGTGTAGGTGTAAGAGATCATTTCCATATCAACTCCTTTGTTTAGGGAGGGGAAATGTAACTACCAGGTATGGCTATGTCAACGCAGTGGGGTCGCGTAGGTGACAGCGGGAAAATAGAGAAAATCAACAGGCCATAGCATCCCCAAGGGTGAATAGCCGTGGCTGTTTCCCCTGCCCAGCGTAGCTCACTTGTGGAGTTATACGCCTAGCACACGCAGAACGTAGCGATTCGTCGATAGCGGCCTTGTCGTTTCACCTTGTTGCCACTAACTTATCCAGTCCCTCGCTAACAGGCTGGGAGGGTTATCTGTGGGGTGAAATCACAGCCCTGTGTTTCCTTCCGCGCCACCCATACAGGTGCTTTACTATCGTGCGGAGTACGGCTGGGCGTGGAAAACAAAAAAGCCGTTAAGTCTGACCCCGGTGGAAGAACCACGCCTTTTGAGCGGGGCTACCCCATTCGGGGTCGGGATCAGACTTAACGGCTTTCCTGCATCGGCTTCCACACCTAGCATTTGGCTGAATTCTATCAACACATCTCAAGGCGTGTCAATACCCCATATAAATGGGGGTTTTAAGTTGTTGGCTGGTAGTTCCCCTTTTCCACTTGCGTGTGCCTACACGGCTCCTCATTTAAACCAAGCCTCTCTATTGGTCACCAACACGGCTGGGGAATGGTGAGGAATTACCAGAGGCGGCGCAAGACCTAAGTCGGCAACCGCATGAACCAGTCAGTCCCCATGCGTGTTAATCCCCGTCTTTCCGGGGTGCCAGCTAATCCTATCATGACTCAGAAAGGAAAGGTGCCACCGATTAGCTGACGCGGTTAATAGGGTAAAACTTCATCTCAAAACCCCCGGCTGCCCACTCACGCCTTACAGCAACCTTTACACCTTGGATTGCGCGCCTGGCATACACCAAGCTCCTCGCAAGACCGAATCAATCTCCACAGAAGCACGCTATCCCCTCCTCATTCACATCAAACATATCCGTCTGATCCCGCGAGAAGTCCATCATCTTCTGGTAGCTGGGCCGGTCGCTCCTGAATACGGCGCCAGACGGCTTGCTGGCCAAACTGGTCAATTCCATCTTTGCCCACCACACACCCCTGCTAGGGTCTTCCCTTATCAAGCTCTGAATCTGCGCCGCCGGCTTGAGAAAGCACAGCACACAGTTGCCAGCTAAAGTCCGGCCATTGAATGTATCTAGCTCCAGATTAAACGGTTGCTTGCTCCAGAATTCATTGACATCCTGCACCGAGTACCCGGCATCAGCCAATGGCATCCGCATGGTTTCCTTGGTAGTCTCAGTGCTGTGCCCGCGGGCGCGTATCTTGGTCACCCGGCGGTTTTCATCAGACCGAATCCCGATCATCTGATCCCACTCCATGTCCGCGGCATCCCAACCCAGCGCCTCCCAGTTATTCCTGAGCCACTTGTGCATCGTCCTGATCTT